CGCTGGGCGCGTTTCAGTGGTTGGCGAAGTTGAAGAGCAGGAGCTTGAAGTTGCCACACCTGGTGCTGACGATAAACCTGCAGAGCAGGCAGAGCAGGCAGAGCAGGCAGAGCAGGCAGAGCAGGCAGAGCAGGCAGAGCAGGCAGAGCAGGCAGACACCACCGCTAAATCGAAAAAGGCGAAATAACCATGGCTGACCCAATCACAGCGGCAGACGTGCAGGCGTTCCTCGGTGAATTGGGTTACTCCATCCCGGGCGCGCTGCTGGAGCCGATCCTCTGCGTGGTAAACAAGATTATCCCGTGCCTCGATGGCGCTGGTTACGACGACTGCACCGCGAAGCTGATCCTGATGTACGCCGCAGCGCTTATGGCTACGTCGTCCGGCGCGCGCCGCATCAAATCGCAGGGTGCACCGTCTGGAGCGTCCCGTTCGTTTGATTATGGCGACGACAGCATTACCTGGCTGCGCGACTCGCTGACTCGGCTCGATACCAGCGGCTGTACCAGTGAGCTGCCAATCAGCGCCGGTAATAGCGTCGGCCTGTTCATGGTGGTCGGGGGCTGCGGATGACGTACAAATCAGTGACGGAAGGCAAGCCGAAACCGCTCACTCGCGTTTGGGTCGAGACCGACACCGGGCGGGAAACTACCGGGTACGTTAAATCTGATGGCGAGTGGTTCATCAACTGCCCGCGCATCCGGGCGACGGGCGCGAAGGTGCTGCGCTGGAAGGAGGGCTGATGTCATCGATAGCGAACTGGAGCTATACCGCGACGGCGACCATCTGGCGCAAGCTGGAAGGCAATGACGAATACGGCGATCCGCTTGGCTATGCCGAACCTGAGCAAATCCTCTGCGATTACGAGGGCGGGCTCAGTAAGAAGTTAGCCAGCCTGGGCGCCGAAATCGTCGTGAAAAATACCGTCTGGACGGAGTTCGCGCTGGCGGCCGCGGGGGATTACCTGCTGATTGGCGTCTCGACCGAAGCCGACCCGGTTGTGGCCGGTGCCGATGAGGTGCGCCAGGTTGTCCGTTACGCCGACACATTCGAGCGTCTGGCGGATGATCACGCCATCCTGACGGGAGTGTAGGCATGGGCATCAAAGTGAAGGGCATCAGCCAGGCGAAAAAGCACCTGAACGATGTAATCAACGACGTGAAGGGGCGCAAGGTAATTCGCGCGCTGCAGTCGGCGATGATACTTATCGGGGCGCGGGCTGCCTATTACACCCCGATCGACACCTCTACGCTGATTAACAGCCAGTTCCGCGAGATCGACGCTGGCGGCGTGTTCATCACCGGGCGAATCGGTTACTCAGCCAACTATGCCGCCTACGTGCATGAGGCGTCAGGCAAGCTGAAAGGCCAGCCGCGCGCGCACTTCGGCGTGACCAGCAACCGGTCTGAGTTCGGCCCGCAGAAACCGAAAGAGTTCGGCGGCGGGACCGGGACGGGCAACTACTGGGACCCTCACGGTGAGCCTCAATTCCTGACCAAAGGCGCGAATGATGAGCGCGATAACGTTGATGCGGTTATGCGCAAGGAGCTTTCGTTATGACACCCATGATGCACGAGCGGGTGCGCAACATGTTCGGCGATGCCGGGCTAACGACCGGCTTCACTGTGCAGCAGTTGATGTACGACGACCCCGGCGACCTGTCGAAGGCGATCATGGTATTCAGGCCAAACGGCGGCTCGAATATCCGTACTGACCTTGGCTCTGAGTATCACGTCCTGGTTGATGTCGTCGGCGCGAAGGATAAGCGCAAAGACGCACTCAACGCTGTGCAGCGCATCGTCGACCACATCCAGGCCAATCCCATGGCTGACGAGTGCGTCGGCTACATCCAGAACATGGGCGCAATTCCCGCGCCGGTGCTCACAGAAGAAGGGCGAATAGTCTTCCGACTCCAGTTCGCCTGCACTTACGGCGAATAGCCATCCCCAACCAAATAACCCGCTCCGGCGGGTTTTCTTTTTTATACGTCAAAGAGGAGTTTCACATGGCTAATTGCCAGAACTCGAACGAGCGCCTTTTCGGCGGTGCGGTCGTGCTGGAAGTCGCCGATGGCTGCCCGGATGTCAAACCACTCGAATCAGAGTGGAAGGCGCTGGCTGCTGGTACGTCGAAAGGCTTCGACTTCAACCCGAACTCGGTTACCTCTGATGCGGATGACGGCGGCGGCTATGTCGAGACCATCATCACCAACAGTGACTTCACCCTGAGCTTTGAAGGCGAAGTGCGCAAGAAGGACAAACTGGATCAGTACGGCGTTGGCAAGTTCATTAAGTATTTCGCTGACGAACTGAAGGCCAAACGCCAGCCGGGTATGTGGGTGCGCATGGACTACGGCCCGGTAGAATTCATCGGCTACATGAACATCACGGCGCTGAGCTCTGACGGCGGTACCAACGACATCGTCACGTTCTCTACCGAGTTCAAAGTCGGGGACGCAAGCACCATCGAAGTGAACGAAATCACTGCGGTTGCGGTGACTGGCGTGACGGTAACCCCGACAACCAGCACCGGCACGGCAGGCGGTACCAGCACCTTCACGGTGAACATCGCACCAACCGGCGCTACCAACAAAGACTTCACTGTAGCGACTACCGATGCGACCAAGGCAACAGCTACCGCCTCCGGCAATACCGTTACCGTGACGCGTGTCGCCACTGGCAGCGCGCAAATCATCATCAACACCGAAGACGGCAACTTTGTGGCCGTGCATACGGTTACCGTTACCTAACGGACATTCCAAAGGGCGGCGTGCTGCCCTTGATAATGACCGTTTACTGGAAGGCCTATGACCGCTTTAACCGATATTGGCGAACTATCTATCAGCGACAGTCGCGAAGGCGGGAAAGATTACCTGCTGCGGCCTTCATTCGAGGCCATGACCAGGATCGGCACTCCTGAAGAGATTGTGCAGGCGTACGCCACTATCCACGGAAATGACGTCGCTCAACTCATTGAGGTGTGCGCTGGCACGTTGGGGCGTTTTCCTGCCTGGCTGGCCCCATCATTCAACCGCGCCGCTGAAAAGCTGTTATCAACTAGCATGCTAGTGCTGCAGGCGTGCTGCGAGGAAGACCTGACGCCAATGATCGGCGAGTGGAAAGGGTGGCGACACTGCGTAGTCTACCGCCCGGGCCAGATGCCGAAGAACGATATCATCGTACTGGCGCAGCACCTCATGCAGCACGGTGTCGTCGGCAAAGCTAAAGTTCGCCAGTTGCAGCGCCACGAAACGGGCGCGAGAACGAACGAATTTAAAGCCTTCGACTACATCAGCGCGGCGCGTAGTCACTTTGAAATGAACCGCGCCGAAGCCTCTCAGTTAACAATGACCGAATTCCAGATGCTGCTGGCGGCGAAATACCCTGACCAGAAAGGCTTTACTCGCGAAGAGTACGACAGCATCGCCGACGAGTACCTGGCTAAACAGGCTGCACGCAGGGCAAAAGCAAAGCAATAATCGGAGAATGACATGGCAGGTGAGAAGAACGCCGGTAGCATCGTGTATGAAATCAGCGCCGACGTTGAGCCGCTGCTGCAGGGCGGGAAACAGGCCATTGATGCTCTGGACAAACTGGATGCTGCAGCCCAGCAGTCCGGCAAGGGAATGGATAACCTCGACCAGAGTGCGTCCCAGACCGGGTCCGCGTTTACTGAGCTGGCCGGTTATGCCAACTCCATGGACAACCAGCTTCGCAAGTTAAACACCAACGTGAGTGGCATCGCTCGCGCCATGGAAGAGGCCCGCAGCGGTACCGGCGGCGCGAGCAGTGAATTCAGCCGTGCCGAATCCATCATCGAGGCGCTGGGTAACCAGCTGGCTGTGCTGGACGAAGCGCAGGAGAATGGCGCGCGTAGTGCCGCAGTCCTGGCTGCACAGTTGCGCGCCGGGTCGAAAGCGACAGACGAAGAAAAGCAGAAGATCGGCGAATTGACCGGGCGACTGTTCGACATGAAAGGCGCTGCTGACACATCGATGGGCAGCAACAAGGGCTGGAAGTCCAGCATGCAGCAGGCTGGTTACCAGGTTCAGGACTTCATCGTACAGGTGCAGGGTGGTCAGTCTGCTCTGGTAGCATTCGCTCAGCAGGGCTCGCAGCTTGCCGGGGCGTTCGGTCCTGGCGGTGCTGTGGTTGGTGCTGTGATTGCGCTTAGTTCAGTCCTTGCTGGTGTGCTGATTACTTCGCTCAATGGCGGTAAGAACGCCATGGATGCGCTGAAAGACGCAGCAGAAGCGATGGATAAGGTGATCACCATTTCCTCGCAAGGCGTGGCCGCTCTATCCGACAAGTATGCCGCTCTGGCGCGGGTAAATGCCGACGTGGCAACACTGCTCCGTAATCAGGCGCTGCTCGAGTATAACCAGGCCATCTCGAAGATTCCGAAGGCCATCAGTGACGCGTCTGATGCTTTCATTACGTTAGGCGATCGCGCGCTGGCGGCGGTTGGCGGGGCATCGCCAAGCATCAAGAAATTCAACGATGAGCTTTCTGCGCTTGGTGTTACCACCACAGACTGGAGCCAGGCCATTCAACAGGCCAACAGTCAGGGGCAATATGCCTCTGGCATTGTGAACTCCTTATCTTCAACGGTCAGCACGCTTTCTTCTCGCCTTGGCATCAGCAAGCAGTCAGCGTTTGATCTGGCAAGAGAACTATCAGACCTGAGCAATAACCCGTCCCCGGAAGCACTTCAGGAACTGGCGAAAAAACTCCAGGAAATGCTGTCCTCGTCCAAAGATGGGCAGTCAGCCATTGCTGAACTGGCAGGTAAGCTTGTCGATCTGGCAAGAGAGGCGGCCAACGCGAAGATAAACGTCGACAGCCTGAATAAGTCAACTGACAACCTCACGGCTGGGCAGAAGAACCTCATCAAGCAGTCTGAGCGAAACCTTGCTCTGTCGAAACTACAGGGCGAGGCCCGCGCGCGGCTGCAGGCGCAATACGCTGCCGAAGATGCCGGGTTTGCGAAGGATGATCCGCACGCCAAACAGATGGAAGATGATGCTGCTGCTACGTACAAAAATACGCAGGCGCAGAAGACGCTTCAGTCAGAGCAGAAGAAGGGAGCTTCCCAGACTGACTCTATTGCCCAGAAGCTGGCGAACCTTAAACAGCAGTCAGAACTGGCGGCAGACTCAACGAACAAGCTGAGCCGCGAGCAGGCCATTCTGACTGCGCAGCAGTCGCTTGGGAAAGGCGCCACCAAAGAGCAAATAGCTCTGGCCGGTCAGTATGCGGCAACAAAATGGGACACTGCCAACGCCATTAAAGCTGAAGCTGCAGCCCAGAAGCTTCTCCCTGAAGCGGCTGAGAACGCCAGTTACAAACAGGATGTTGAGGATCTGAATACGGCGCTGGCTGCGAAGAAAATCAGCCAGGAGCAATATAACCAGACCTCAGAAAGACTGGCGGCAACGCACCAGGCAAGCCTTGCGAAAATTCAGGCGCAACAGGCCGTAACGCCACAGCAGGAAGCGGTCGGCGGAGTTGACCCTGTTCAGCAGCTGGCTAACGAGAACGCCAAGAAACTCGCGCTTATACAGTCATACGAGCAGCAAGGGCTGATTACCCACCAGAATGCCATGGCATTGCGTGCTGCAACTGATACACAGTATGAGCAGGCGCGCATCGCTGCCCAGTGGGAGATTTTTCGCAACCAGAGCATGGGCAATGAGTTGCTGGCCGCGAGCTTTGATTCTCTCGCAGACAATGCATCCAATGCTTTTACCGGCATCCTGACTGGAAGCATGTCGGCGCAAGAGGCTATGCAATCTCTCGCCAGCAACGCCCTGAATAGCCTGATTAACGGCGTCGTTCAGATGGGCGTCGACTGGGTTAAATCTGCCGTGATGGGGGCTGCTGCGCAAACCTCTGCGATTGCTACCACCACTGCGGCGCAAACAGCTGGTTTAGCGACAACCACTGCTGCAAGCACCGCGGCGGCCACGACCACGATGGCTGTCTGGACCCCAGCGGCGGCCGTTGCCTCAATCGGTTCGTTCGGTGGTGCTGCGGCTATCGGTATTGCTGCCCTTATCGCGGCTATGGCGATGGCTGGTGGTATTGCTGGCAAGCGTAAGAACGGCGGCCCGGTATCGGCTGGACGTACGTATCAGGTGGGTGAGGGCGGCATGCCTGAAATCTACCAGGCGTCGAACGGCAGCCAGTACATGATCCCCGGCGACAACGGGAAGGTCATCAGCAACAAGCAGATGAATTCCGGTCCAGGCGGTGGTTCTGTGCCTGTCACCATCAACATTCAGAACTATACCGGCGCAACTGTAGACGCGCAGGCGACCCAGAACGGGAACGGTGTGACGATCGACATGATTGTCGCCGATATCAGTCAGGGCGGGCGTATCGGCCAGGCCATCCAGCAAAATCACCAGGCACCACGCAAAGCAAGGGGATAACATGCCAATTCCGTACCCTGACTGGCTGCCTTTGGCACAGAAAGGGAAATCACCCACTACAGATACCGGGTTTCGCGTCGACCAGCCGACGGTCGGCGCGCCGGTATTCCAGAAATTAACCGACGATCTGAAGACGTCTGTCTCCCTGACGTGGATATTCACCCAGGACCAGCACCGGGCATTCATGCAGTGGTTGCGCAGCCCGAACTACCTCGACAACTGCAATCAGTGGTTCACGATGCCGCTCGGCACCGGGGCCGGAGACACCGGCGTCGAGGTGCAGGAATTACACTTTCTCTCCTGGCCGTCATGGTCACAGTCCGGGTCCATCTTCACGTGGAGCGGTGATGTCATTGCGCGCGAGCTGGTTAACTCCGATGACGAATTTGACGACATCATCATTGAGCTGCCGCCACCATGGGCCTCCCGGCTGGATATTGTTGTTACTGGCTATCCTGACGGGCGCGACCCGGAGAGCTTACCTAAGGTGCCTTAATGCCGACGCTCAGAGAATTTCAGAGCCGAAGGCCAAACCGAATCCTGTACGAAACTATCACGTTTTACAGCCCGGTCTTTGGCTATATCAGGCTCGTTAATAACCAGATTTTCCCCAAAACGCTCGGCGGGCAGGTCTACACGCCTTGCCGCATGGAGTTAACCGAAAGCCAGCAGAGCAACACGCCGATCCTCGACAGCACCGTCAAATTTGGCCGGCTGGCGCAGGACTTCAAGCAGCAACTCAAGCAGTGGAAAGCCTACTCGCGCATCACGCCAATCTCGGCGACGTACCAGCAATTTGACGCAGCCGACATGTCCACGGCCATCAAGTCGTGGACGCTCTACGTCAGCGACTGCTCGATGGACGACAAGGACGTGACGTGCAGCCTGACGCGCGTTAACCCGCTCAATCGCAACGTCGGGCGGCTGTACACCGTCGAAGAATATCCGGGGCTCCAGAATGCTTAAAGATGATTTCATCTCGCGGGTTGAGGGCATCCCATGGAGTAACCGCGCCTGCAGCTTTGACGCTGCTGACTGCTGGGGCCTGGTGGTGCTCTATTACCGCCACGTAATGGGGATCGAGATTCACCAGACGGTGGATTACGAGTCCGGGCGCGACTTCATGACATGCTATGACGCTGATGTCGTGTTCTGGCAGCCGGGCGCCACGTTCAATGAGGACGGGATCTTCGTCGCATGGGTTGGCAGCCAGCCGGTGCATGTCGGCCTGATTGTTGACGGTCGCGCGCTGCATAGTCGCGGGGAAAATGGACACGTCCGGTTTGACGCAATCAGGACCATTCAGAAGCTATTCACCAGAGTGGAGTTTTACACCTATGCCGGTAATCGAGATTCAGCGCGTTCCGGGGATGCCGAAGGACCGGGCGATTGTTAAGACCGGCACGGTATTTTCAGAATGGCTCGAGCAGGAAAGTTTTCACCGAGATATCCGCATTAACGTTAACGGCAAAGAACTGCAGCCAGATGATGAGCTGCATTTTGCACTTCAGGACGACGACAGGGTAATCATTTTCGACCAACCAAAAGGTGGGGGTCTTGTCGGCACCCTGCTAAACCCGCTCGAGCATCTGAATCCGATCAAGTTCACACAAAAAGTATTGTCTTCGCTGATGCCGAAGCCAAACACGAACGCCGGCGGCGGGAACAGTAAGACCTCACCGAATAACAGCCTGAAGGGGCAGACTAACATCGCGCGCAATGGCGAGGCGAAGCCGGACAATTTCGGCCAGGTCCGCTCTTTCCCTGATCTGGCTCAGGAGTCGCTCTTTGAATACATCAGCAACCTGAAATACATCACTGAGCTGATGGTGTTTGGCCTGGGGAAGTACGATGTAACGTCTGTTCGATTCTCGGAGTCGAATCTTGGTTCTATGGCCGGCGCCAGCTACACCATTTACCAGCCAGGTGATGTCATACCGGTGGTGAATGAGGGATATCAGTTCGACGATGTCGACGGACAGGAAGTGCCAGGCCTTAACGAGAGCGACGATTTTCCGATCGAGACCGCGACAGCAAACACTGTCATCAGCGGCGTATACGCTGGCGGCCAGATAGCGATGAAAATCGTTAAACAGGCAGACTTCGACTACTTCGCTGACCTGACTTTCCCGCACCCGGTAACGTTCACTATTAACGTGACGTATCCGATCACCGGCGGAACCCGCACTGAAGACGTCACGCTTTCCGGTAGACTCATCAGTTTTGCTGAGACGAACGACGGCGCCGTTGTTAACCCGAAATATTACTACACGTTCACTTTCGACAACCTGAATGGCCCATCCATTCCGATCCAGGATGCGACTATCAACACGACGAAGTTCATTCTGAACGATAACGCTGCGCTGATCGTCGGTCCGTTCTTCTCGCCGATACCATCAAGCCAGTTGTGGCTTCATACGCAGTCTGGTCTCGGCGGGAACAGCGAAACCAACTGGGTAGTCAACATCTGGAAAGTCGACAATGACAACAACCTGATACCTGGAACTGAGCAGACGTTTACGTACCGGCAGACGACGCCACACGATTACATGTCGGAGACGTTTAACCGGACTGACAAGCTTACCCCGGCGGGTGGGTTTGGGCGCTATGCGATCACCTTCCAGAGGACGGATAACAGCAGCGACGCGAGCAAGCTGCAGGTCGAAGAGATTCATGCGGTAAACGTCAGGACGAATGTTGTTCACGCTGAGGATTCGCTGGTAATGGTGAAGGTTCGCGCTACTGAGAACGCCACAAGCGGGCGCGACAGGAAGTACAACGCGCTGATCACCCGCCACGTCATCAGCTACAACATGACGACGCAGCAGGTCGACTACACGCTCAGGTCATCGCGCAAGTTTGCAGATATTGCGCTGTTTAACTGGCTGGTCGTCGGGCAGCAGCCTGAATCGAGCATTGATATTTACGGCCTGTACCAGATTCAGGCTGAAATTGACGCCATTGACCCGCGCCTGGGCTATTTCGACTTCACCTTTGACGATGAGGATGTATCGCTCGGTTCGCGCATGGAGACCATCTGTGACGCTGCCAGCGTATCGGTTTACGACGACAATGGCGTGCTGTCATTCACCAGAGACAGCAAAAAGGCATCTGCGGCCACGATATTCAACCGCTCAAACACCAAACCTGATGGTTACTCGCTCTCCTACGACATGACGCTGCCTGGTGGCTACGATGGCGTAGAGGTGCAGTATCGCAACCCGGACACCAATAAGCAGGACTTTGTCCGGTACCGTATATCCGGCAATTCCATAATTGAAGGATCGCCGGCCAAAGCGAAAAAGTTCGAAATGCTATACGTCAGAAACAGGTTCCAGGCGGCGGAGCGCGCGCTTAGGGAATGCAGGCGGCTTATCTACTCCCGCATGACCATGCAGGTAACGGCAATGGCGGACGGAGAGTGGGTAAACATTGGCGATATGGTTCAGGTGCCAGACACATACGACACCAACCAGCAGGCCGGTTATATCGTGTCGCGGGTCGGGAATGACTTCGAGACGAATGAGCGCATCAACTTCTCCGGAACCATGTTTGTGCAGGTCACGGATTCATCCGGCGCCACCACTGCGCGATACCCAGCATCTCCGCGTGCTGACACTGCGTTCGGCTTTACCGCTGTTATCCCGAATATCGATCTCAACCTGTTTGATGGTGTCGACGTCCAGTCACCTTCCCGGTACGTCATCGCCACTTCACAGGAGCTCGATGCAGGGCAGTGGACTATCACGGCTAAGCAGCCAGATGGAAAGGGCAGTACTGCATTAACCCTAGCTGAGTACAGCGATCTGATTTACCAATAAGACCCATCCCGATCACCCCAACCCGGCCACTGCGCCGGGTTTTTTTATGGAATCAATATGGCTACGCAACCAACCAATCTTCCTGTTCCAAGTGAATCACCTCGCGACCTGAAATTTAACGCGGGAAAAATTGACGAATTCGTCACATCGATGGGGTGGACTTATACCGATCGCTTTGGACAAAAGCACTACACCATTGAGGGCATCAACTATCTATCTCAGCAGGCAATGGCCGCCTATGGTTACGTGATCCTGACCGGGAAGACATTTACCACTGGCGCGACCCTCAACAACCCTAACGAAGTGCTGCTCAACACTGCCGACGGCGAATACTACAAATGGACCGGTTCGTTTGCTTATGGTGGGAAGGTCGTGCCAGAAAACTCAACGCCAGTAGGCACGGGTGGCATCGGACCAGGTGCGTGGATTGGCGTTGGTGACGCATCATTAAGGGCTTCGCTGGCGGCACCGGGAGGTGTGAATCTTGTAAATGGCGCGGTAAGTCAGGAAGCGCTTTCAAGCCAAGACGCTGGTAAAGGTGACGCCATGGTTGGCGTTAAACAGCCATTTACTGGCTCAGTTTTGAGAACTCAGCATGATAAAAATGCAGATATAGCTCACGTTGCAGATTGGGGGGCAAAAGGGGATGGCGTAAATAATGATGCACCTGCTATCAACGCAGCCATTTCATATCTTAAAAGCATCGGTGGTGGTGAACTTAAATTTGGCAATGGTACATATCTTTGCAATGCCGTGATAGATCTACGTGGGGCATATGTAAACCTTTCAGGGACAGCAGTTAGGTCCACTAAGCTAAAGGCAGGTTTTTCTGGTTCCATTTTCCTAAATCTGGAAGAGACTACAGATGAACGTTTAGCCCCTATATGCATTAGCAACATGACAATAGACGGCAATGGAACCATTTCTTATCCTCTAAAACTGCGCTACAGGCATTATACTAAATTCACCAATGTAATTTTTACTGGTGGAGGAAGCGCAGGGGTTTACGCAAAAGATGCGTGGTTAAACTCCTATCATAATTGCGGGTTTGAAGGTTCAAATTTTGGTTGTCATCTTGATGGTTCAAACCACAGAACAAAATTCGAGAGCTGCAGTTTTCAGGGCTGCACGAACCGACTACTAGTAGTTCGAAACGGCACTGATGGAAATTCAGCCTTATTATTTAGTAACTGTGATTTTGAATTTAGTTCAGCACAAGGTATAGATTTTCAGGGTACTGATGCAACTTTTAATTGTTGTTATATCGGTGAAGGATTAAATAATACTGTTTTCGAAGTCATTGAAGGAAATATTCGTGTGACAGGTGGAGTACTATACTTTGGACACACATCAAATACACTTCTTGTGAGAGCTTCAGGAGGCAGAATTGTCTTTGAAGGCTGTGTTATTAATGGCCAAGATTTCGGATCCATAAGCACCCTTGGTTCTAGTACTGGTGGGAAGTTTGCTATAAAAGAATGTTCGTGTAATTTCCCGGTAGGCGGAACGGTTGTGATGGGCGGGGATGCGTTGTTAAATGCTGGTATACAGAAGGTTTTTGCACCAAGATTGGGTGTGGATTATTCTTCTTATGGCTCAAATGCCACAGTGACAGATGTTGCCAGCGGAAGTAAAAGAACAATCACAGTTGCAACCGCACCGGGCCCAAGCCCAGTAGCAGGTTTCAGGGCCACTCTCACTGATATGCAGTGGCGTGATGGAGAACCTTGGGCCGTAGTTATCACATATTCAAGTAACGTTTCATTTAACGTTAGGGTGGCTGCAAGTGCGCTTGGGTCAGGCACTGTAATTGGAACGCTACCAGCAACAGGTGGGGCGGTAATGACTGCGGTTTTATATGGAACTAACGCGGTCAGAACTACGGCCACAGTAATAGAAATTTTCAGGGATGGGACGGTAGCTGCTGGGCATACTATGACCCTAATGGACATTTCATTCGGGGATAGCAGGGCGTTAGGAAAAGATTTTGGTGGGACTTTTGGTAATCTGTATAAATTTTGATTGATTAACGGGTGGTGCACAGCACCACCCGATTACTATCAAACAAGCTTGCTAACATTTTTTCCAAGTCTAATAAACGTGACTTCAATATATTTAAATATGAAATTTGAAATTAAAATTGCCATGCATGTTGCAAAGGTGAAATATGCTATGCTTGCACTTGGGTTTATGTTTAGTGGGGTTAGTATATAATACTTTAATGCGAAAAAAGTAATTATGTGTGAAAGGTATAGTGAGTATGAAACATCCCCAAGTCTATCTAGTGCTGAAATTTGAGGCAGTAACCCAGAGCGCTCAAATGAAAGTCCAGAAATGATGATGCATACACCTGCAAGGCCATAATTTAAAGGCCCATGATAATTTGATATGCCAAGTTTAAATAGTAATATAAATGCAGTAAAAGTAATAGCCGATATCAAAATGTAGAAGGC